CTTTGCTCTTGTTAAATTGTAGTTCGCCATATACTATATACTAATACTTTTTTAAAAAAAGTATATCAAAAATACTTTAAAATTTTGCTCGTTTTCCTTTCATCTTTAATTCTTGTGCTTTTTCTATTTGTTTTTTTGAAAGTTCTTTAAATGTCTTTGGTGTATCTTTTGTAATACGCTTAGTTGGTCTATATACATCGCCCTTTTTTTTGTATCCAGTCGCTCCGCTTTGGTTTTTCCATTCTTCTTTGAACCATCTACTCAACCCATCTGTATTTTTCTTTCCAGTGTATTTTCCTCCTCGTTCTTTATATTTTTTAACTAATAATCCGCTTCTATAAGCGGAGTGCTTAGGATGAGCTTTATAAACCTCTTTTTTAACTTTCATATAAAGTTCTTTGTCTTTTGGTTCATTTATCATTTATAATATAAGATGATAAAAAAAGTTGCATAATAATAAAATGTTGCTTCCAATAAAAAATGATAAAATAGTTTGTTAAAAAAAGGGACAAATTCGTATAAATCCACTAACCCTATTTTGTTAAATTTGTCCCTTTTTTTGATAGTAGAAAAGGACAATTCCAAAAAGGGACAAATTCCTATAAATCCACTAACCCTATTTTGTTAAATTTGTCCCTTTTTTTGATAGTAGATTAGGACAATTCTATTTTTCCATCTTCTTTTTTTTTACAAATGTGATCTTTGAAATATCCTTTTGAAACATTTTTACCACATTTATCACAATGTATTTTTATATTATAATTCCTTCTGGGACACCAATCTAATTTATATGTGTTTAATGATGGCTGTAATTCATTAACAAGTTCTTTTTCTCTGTTTTTATCTTCTGTTTGTTCTATCCATTCACATTTAAAACAGTTCCAACCCCCATTTTCATTTATATAATTATAAAGTTTTCTGTCTTTTTGTTTCTTGCAATTATATTTATGTGCTCTTTTTCTTCTTGAAAAATCATTCGTTTTACCAATATAAAAATTATCATCACCTTCTTTTGAGATTTTGTAAATAAACATATTTGTATATATATATACCAATATGTTTAAATGTCCTTTTCTTATATCAAAAAAAGGGACAAATTCGTTGAAATAATATAGTGGATTTATAGAAATTTGTCCCTTTTTATTCTTCAATCATACAATTATCAAACTTCTCTTCAACAAAGTTTTTATTTTCCTCACCGAAGTTCAAGTTCATTTCACCTTTAATAAAAGTTTTTTCAAATCTGTATTTGATAATTTTAATATGTTTATTAACAAAATCTGGATTAATGGATTGTTTGATACGAATTGATTTTTTATTAATATTCGTTTTCTTTTCAATAAAGAGAGTAATACTATTATCTTTACCACTTTTCATACTCCAATCATCACATACAGAAGTTCCAAATAAATCACTCATCATTTTAATAATTGGATTATGTTTTGATTCAATCATTTTTTGAGTTGGTTTAAACATCAGTTCATATTTCTTTTTTGTGGCTTCACTTACTTTATTCCATTCTTTATTTGTGAATTGATTATTTTCACCAATTTTAAATTGTAGTTTATTACTTGCTTCACATTCAATCATAAATTCTTGTAAGAATGCAACTTTGAATTTATTGTTTTTGAATTTCTTGTCGTTGAATTCTTTTTGTTCTTTTAGTTCATTAATTAATTCAATATGACTTTTAAACAAGAACCTACTTAAATTAAGATTTTGATCTCGTGTTTTTTGACTACCCAGAAATAGATGTTTATATTTATCAATTTTATCTTGTGGAATATTGAAATATTTGTTTGTTTCTTCAATATGTTCTTTATGTTTTTTGTGGAATTCTTCAAAATTTTCATATTCATTATCTTTCATTATTTTTTTGTCTTCTTTGAAACTTTTATTATCACGGTTCGCACGTGGTGTATTTGATGCTTCTACATTCCAACCAGCGTTTTTAAGTCGTTCTACGAAATGAGCTTTCTTGTTTGTATTGAATGCGTCATTATTGTATTGAATAATAGAAGATACTTTTTTGTAAAGTTTTAATACGCTTTCATTTGCGTAATTTTCAAATAGTGTATATTCACTTGTTTTTTCAATTGTTTCATAAATATCCGTCATTTCTACATGTTGTTCGTTTGTGAATAGATTTTTAAGAAATACATAATTGAGTGAATTGATATTACGACAACGATTTACTTGTTGGTTCATTGCTCTTGGTGAAATTGTTTGTTCTTCGTAAATACAATATACATCACGATTAATAGAACCATCAAGACCATAAATGATTTTTGGTGAAAAGATTACTCTTTCAAAATCATCAATACTAAATCTTGTAGATAAGATGCTTTCCGCTGTAATACAAACCATAATTCCTTTTTCGTCTTTGTAATATTCAAGTCCTACAACTTGTTTTTTTTCTTTATCTGTTAGAGGTATTTCATCACCTATCGCCAGTTTTTGAAAGATGGTTTTTGCGGTTGTTTTACTATCACTACAAAGAAGCCATTTGTCTTTTGATTTAATATGTTCCATCATATCATCAACGCTGTCCCATTCTGTCGCTGTATTTCCTTTGTTATGTAAATATTCGTTTTTAATGTAATGAGGTGTTCTTTTACAAAATTTTAGAATATCTAATGTGTGATCTTGAATATCCGCATCAACAGCAATAACCATTTTACATGTCGTAATCATAGTAAGTAGTGTTTGTAGAATAAGAATTCTGTCTTTCATCGTGGGAGATGTAAATACATCTTCAATAAGTGAGTTATATTCATCAAGAAATAAAATCGTATTTGAGAAATCTTGATTTTTAAGCATATTAATACTATTCACACAAATACAAAGTGAATCAGTATCTTTTAGATTGAAATAATCGTCTTTTACTTCTTCGTAATATTTACAAGAAAGATCAGCTTTACGAAATACTCTGTATTGTTCTGTTGCAAGACTGATACGGGCTGTAATACTAATAAATCTGTATTGTGGGTCAATTGTGCGTAAGAATTCTTTTGTAATAGTTGTTTTACCTGTTCCCGTATCTGATTTAATAATGTAATCTTGGTAGTGTTCTAATTTCATACCAAATCCGAGTTTTTCAAAATCAATAATTTCATTTGGTGAATAATGATTAGGATTGTTATAAATGTCTTTACATTTATAAGTATTAATAAAATCTTTTGTAAATGTTGTATCTTCATCTTCTCTATAAAATTCTTTAATCAACCATACAAGATTATGTTCGTTAAATGATGTAATACTATTATAAAGTTTTTCGTTATTGTCTTCTTGTCCTTTGTAGAATGGTGCTTTGATAATTGAATATTTTAGGAAGATGTCTTTGAAGCCCATTTCTTTGAATGCTGTTGCAAGTTTCCACCAACTATCGTATTTTTGATAAAGTTTCGCATCAATCTCATTCGCAATAACTTCTGCTGTTGTTTTATTAATATTGTAGTTGTAATATGGTGTAATCGCATTTTCCTTTACTTTTTTTTGGTGTTCGTTTTTGATTTTCTTTTTGATTTGTTTTTTGTCTTTATTAATAACTTCTTTAATAATAAATTCTTTGAGTTCATCGGGCATATTTGAAATGGGTTTGTTTTTAATGATTTTATATTTACGTGTTTTGCGTTGATATACTGGAAGGTGTTTTTCTGCTTTTGTATAACAATCACTTTGAGGAGAAACAACATAAGCCCCGTTGCTCTGAAAATCAATTGAAATGTCGTTATTGTGTGCGGTTTTATCAAGTTCATTATCATAATTAAAATAAAGATGTTTTCCGCCAGATGTTGTTTTTACGATAAATGTATTGAATTTAGTATCATAGTCTTTTCCAAATTGTTTAATAAATGGATTGTCTTGTTTCATATCGTAATCATCAATATCAACAACTACGATTTTATTGACTTCACCGCACGGAATACCACTCCTAATAAATTCATCACCTTTACTGAGATTATTAGGTTTTCTCCAAGCACAAAGTGGGGCTTTGTCTTTTCCAATTGGGAATTTTTTAAAGTCATAAAGCATCGTTTTATTATATAGTGAGATATTATTTTTTTCAATTTTTATTAATTCTTTATTAAAAGTTTCCATTTTCTATATTATGTATAGTTCCTAAATCTTTAAGTCTATATCATCATTTTATTTTTGAATGATGATATAAATAAAAAAGGGACAAATTCGTCAAAATAAGTTAGAGTAGTTTATTGAAATTTGTCCCTTAATGTAATTTTTAAATTCGTGGATTATTAAGTCCAGCAGTTGTAATTAAATTAGATTGTATATTTGCTTTTCTTCTATTTTCTCTCTCAATAGCGGAACTGATTGCTTCCGCCATAGCATTCTTTTTATCTCTTTCATGTAGAAGAGTTATATGAGTTGGACTTTCAAGACTACGAATGAATTTTCCTTCCATATCTCTTAGTGATGCTGTTAGAGAGTAATATGTTTGTTCTGTTGCTGGATTTAAATCAATTGCTATTGGGAAGTCTGCGGTGTAATGCATAATATTAACATTGGTATTACTTTGAGTGAGTTGCTCTTTTGGGACAACACATATTATTTTTGAGTCGTCGCCAGTTCCACCGTTTTTACCAGAAATATTGAAGTCCTCTAAGCATACCATCATATTTAAATCAGTTGATGACCCTACTGGATTTTTTGATGATACAATTGGAAAAGTATTAGCAAGAGTTGTTGCTTCCAAGAAATTAACCATACCAATTACATCACTACAATTAGCAACATTAGGTTCTATATCCGCATCACTATTTAAATCACCACTTGATACTATACCAAATTTGAAAAGTGTTGATAATGTAGTTATAGGATTTACTGCGACAACAGTTGAAGTATCTAATGTAATTACAGGTAATGAATTCCCTTTTACTTCATATTTTAGACCACCAAGCATACCAGCAGTTGTGCCTTCTGTTAAATTACTACTAAAATCGCCTTTAATTCCGAGATTAGTCGTTGGGTTATAATTCCAATCACGAGCAACAATATAAAATGTTGAATATGCGGATGTATCAATTGGAATATTAAATATTCTTTCTGCTGTGCTACTATTAGCTGGAATATGTGTAGTGAATGTTGTGTAAAAAGGCGATTGTCCTGAAAATCGTGTTCCTATATCTGTTGCTGTTGGGTCTGTAATATTGGCGTATAAATCAAGTAATATTTCAAATGAATTAGTTGGGTCAGTATTATTCATATATAAACTGATTGAAGTAATATCATAACCCGTATATTGTGATGGAAGTTCTATTTTCTGTGATACATCAGATGCATCAGTTCCACTACTTCTATTTAATTCACTAATTAAACTCATTACTGACCCCGCTGGTAAATTGATTGTCGTGGGTGTTATTAAGTTAGTCTGAGGAGGATTAATTACTGTTGAAGAAGTAATATCAAATAAACTCTCTGCTTCTGCTGGTAAATTGACAGAATAAATTGATTTATCGCTATATGTTTGTGTATCGTGAATTCCGCTTAATGTATATTTAGCAGGGTCATAAAATCCTCCACCTCCGTATGCACTAACTGGTCTAATATTCCACATTGATTGTTTAATTGGTGAGTTAGTTTGAGTTATTGCAGCAGCAGGAGTAGTTGCTCGTCCTACACTTACAAGATTTTTTCTATTTAAAAAAGTAGTTGTTCCAGCGGCTGCTACTTCAATAAACATATGAAATGATGTAAGACCAGTATATTCAATACCAATTCTTACTGAATCGCCTGGTGTAAAATTAGTTCCTAATATGGCTGGATTAGTTATAAGTGGATTAGTTCCAACACCTCCTGGAAAAGTATATGCACCGCTATTATTTCCATCACGCCATCCACTCGCTCCGAATGTTTTACCTGCTTTTGCAACAATTCTACAACATTGCACTCGTGGAATTAAACTCACGTCATCTTTAATAAGTTTGATACAAGCATCCATACCAGTCGGTGTAGTATTGATTGCTTCATCCGCAACTTCTTTATCTCCATAAAAGAATTGCTGACGACATATGCCTACAAGTGTGCTACAATAACCAGCACAATCAGCAAGAGTAGCTGATATAAGGTTCGCTGGATCAACGCATTTTATTCTATGAGTAGTTTGAGATCCATCACTTCCTACATTAATTCTTCCTTCGGGGTTTGTTGGACTATTTGAACCAACAAGACAATTATCATTATTATCATAATACCAAAATGCTACTGGTGCGTTTGCACTTGCTGGGTCAAGCGGGTTTAACGTATAATCATTACCCATTACAAACATTCCATTTAGACTACCTGGTTGGAGGTGAGATACAGAAAATAAGTAAAAAGTAGTAGTAGTCGCTGTTGATGAAACTTCTTTTCTAACTGGATTAGTAAATGTAATTGTTAAATCCCAAGCACCAGAAGCACCAGTAGCATTAATATTACAATTTAACTCACTTACCGCAGAACCTGCATTATCTATTAGCCAGTCAGCAGGAAGTCCAGCAGCTTCTGCTTTCCACACATCGCCAGATAAACCACCAGCACCGCCTTCATATAGATTATAAAATGATGATAAAGCAGCTGCCGCAGAGGTAGTATCAATACCTTTTACTGGATTTGATACAATTTGAGTAGAACCACCATTTAAAAATACGCCTCTTGTTCCTATATCAATAGCTGAAAATGATTTCTTGTCTAAATCAACACTTCCCATGTGAGTATTATTAAAAAATCCTTCTACTTCATATACAACATCACCCCCGCCTGGTTGAACTTCGGTAGTATTAAATTGTGTATTAAATGCATCACCAGTGGAAATAATAGTATCAATACCTTTATAACCAATTTTATCACTTAAATTTTTTGTGGGTGATGCTGTTTGTTGAAGCATATTGATAGAAAAAGTTGGTTTAGTGGGGGTGGTTGTATTATCATAAGTAGTATTAAAACCATATTGAATCCCTCCTTCTTCTTTACGCTTCCAAATTCCACCAACAATAGCGTCATTCATTGCTATATCAATAATTTTTGCTGCTGTCGGTCCATCATAAGCACCATGACGAAGTTTCGCTGTATATTGAGTATATGTTTGTCTATTACCAAGTCTAAAAACCATAGTATCATTCATATCATTAATAATAAATTCTGCTGCGGTGTTTATTGTTAAATTAACTAATGAAAGTGTATCGCCTGGTTTAATAAGCACTCCATTTTTAAAATCATTACGAAAATATGTGCTATCTAATGATTGTGGTGATAAATCATTTCTTTTTGATTGTAGTGTTATGAACGACATTTATATTATATATAAACATTTTATTATAAATTAAATATCTCAATTAATAATATAAATGTATAATACTAAAAAAGAATTCGGCGGTGATGAAGAGTGTGATTTATCATTTGAAAAATGTAAAAGATTAGAAGTAATTGCTCGTAAAGTTGAAAAAGAAAAAAGGAAACGAGATAAACCAATAATCAAAGAGGAAGCTGTCTTTGATGGATGGCGAGACAAAAAACGAAAATCAAAAAAAGGGACAAAATCGTCAAAATAAGGTAGAGGTGTTATTTGGAATTTGTCCCTTTTTTATCAAATATTCCAATTAATTTCTTTTTAACAACTTTAAATAAAATACTTGAATTATCATCTATTAAAGCGGGTTGTCCGTTAGGAAGGCGTATATCAATAGTAAAATTGTTAAGCATTCGTTTTTTATCAACATAAAAAGACCAGTCATTAGAAAAAGCAAAGAAAAAGTCGGCACTTTCGTAATTTCTTGTTATATATCCTATTGCTGGTAGAGTTGATAAATAATTACTACCGTAATATTGACTTTGAGTTTCAAGAATATCACTATACACTACTAAATATGAATATGATAATTTTCGTGGGAGAGATACAGCAATAAGACTATCGCTTTCAGCAGTTGCATTAGTAGATATTCTATTTCTGTTTGTTCCTAAGTTCTTCATCGGCATATTACTAAAATTTGTAGTAAAATCAATACTTTCACTACCACTAATAAAACAATTTGTAGTTAGAGGCAACACCATATTTCTCTGTTTTTTAATTATATCTTTTTCATAACCTTCATATAAATTATAATTATTTTTATTAAATGTATTATTTTGATTTCCAAAAAACGGTATTAATTGTTCTATGGAATATCCCATTTTTTCAAAAAGAGTTCCTTTATATTGAAGGGGTTTATATGGCGTTAAAGTCTTCCATCCAACTCTTTCTAATTGAGTATTATTCAAATTTTGAATACATCCGTAATTTTTAATAAGTGATAATAAATTTTTAATATTTTGTTTATTTTTAGTAGCTTCAAATAGTGTTGTTCTGTATGATATATTTCTTGGATTTCTAACATTTTTGTATGAAACTGAAATATTTAATACTCCAATTCCACTTAAACTATTTTGTAATGCTAAAACATTATTTGATGATTGTATTAAACTAAATGGAATACACGGGGCAGGTTCTGTATAATACCACCCTTTTAATAAATTTTCGGCATAATTATAACATCTAACTCTTGTAAAATGCTTAACTGCTTTATAAGTAGAAATAGCGGCACAAAATCTATTTACTGATTTAATTTTATCGGCAAATTGTTCGTTCGCTTTTGGAAATGCGTCTGACGCAGGTGTTGATAATGCGGTTCCGTCTTCTTTTACACGAACCCAAAAAGGATTAACTTTATTACCATTTAAAAGTGGTGTATGAAAATTAGTTAAAGAAAATCTACCAAAATTATCGTCAAATGATATAGATGCATTATCACTTCCCAATCTAACATATGGAATATAATCCGACATACGATAAAATGCTGAATTATTACCACCATCCGCAATTACATTATTATTACTTTTAAATGATGGATATGTATATACATCGGGTGGTGGAATACCTTCATTTGTTCTATAATTATTTAATGCGATAATAGACGCATCTTGTGGTGCTGCTGATGGTTCAACTTGGAAACCTGTATTTGGATAGCTTTCTGCATTAGGGTCTTGTATTGGAGCACATCGCATATTTGGAGGTGTTTTTTGTGTAGTTATTATTTTAGACCATGTATTATCTTGTGCTGATAAAGAAGGACCGAAAAATTCTCCAATACATGGCGTAGGTATTTGAACTTTATTTCTATTCAATAAATCAAGATTTAATTCTTCGTTCATACCACCAGTAAGATAAGACATATTAACAACAGCAATATATGGAATATCACAAATATTC